GGACCTGCCTAAGCAATTTACTCAGGCAGCCCTTATGTTAATAGGTCACTACGATTCACACCGTGAGGCAGAGTTTTTCGGAGGTATCACCACAGAAGTCAAGGAGGGTGTACAGCGCTTGCTTGGCTCAGTAAAGCGTTACTAATGGCAGTACTAACTCCGGGATCCATGAAGAACAAGATTTCCTTCTACAGGGAATCTATGACCGTTAACAATTCAGGGGAAAAGGTTAAGACCGTCTCTATCATCAAGCGCGATGTGGGTGCCGAATTTAAATACATCGGCACGCCTTCTGCTGGCGCCTCGGAGGAGCGTATCCAAGAACAGCGAACAGGTAAAATCAAGGCTGAGATTCGCTGTCGATACTTTAAGGGCGTCAAGTTTGAAGATGTCATCTACTTTGAGGGCGGAAAGTTTCGTATCTACTCTATTCAGTATGAAGGGCGACACGAGGTGCTAAAGATCCGTGCCGAGCTACGAGACGACGATACGTTTTTGGGGCTACCCGATCAAGATTACCCGTTCATTTCGCATCCAACCACTCACTACAGAAACCCGACGGTTGATTATGTGGTAGTAAATAACAGCCCCTTTCCTAAGCGTGACAGCTTGCTGATAAGAACCACGGGTAATGGTTCTTATGAAATTATAACAGGCGATAACAGCTCATCTTCGTTTCAGCTCGGCAATATTAGGGAATATAATAGCGCTCTAGAGATTGTTGAGGATATTGATGGCACCGAGGTTTCGGACATCTATATCATGAACGAAGACAAATTCATTTACAAAACGGCCCTGAGTCCGGCAGCGGGCGTGCCTACAGATGGATACATTCGAAGCTATACATCTCGCTGGTACGACTTGTTTCCAAACAACTCAACGCCTGATGCTAAAATCGTTTTAGACTCTGGAGAGCTAGTTGTAGAAAGTTCACCTAACACCTTCGTGCTAATACCAGCAGACGAAACCGAGCCGACATATTTAAACTCTGACGGGTTTAAGACCTACAAGTTGGACACAACAACCTGGCCCTACAACGAATTAGGTTACTATCATCTTCCCCACGGACCACAAATGGGGAAGCTGTACTATAGTCTTACTCCAATTACAGGCGTAAGTGAATACATAGATGGGCTTAACTCGCGTGACGCAGAAAACTCTGTAACCAAAACAGATGGGGGTGTGGTTAAGTATGAATACTCTCAGCCAATAAGTTTTTACAACCACAGCATAAACTACCCTAGCGATGTCACAAGTCATTGTTTTAGACAGGAGGGAGAGCGTTTAGGTGTCTTCAGAATGTCAAACATGAATTACCTCCTTGCAGGCGGTAATGCCAAGCAGCCAGAAACGGGGAACATACGGTTTAAAAACTCTGGAGGAAACACAAGTGAAGAACATGGTCTGTTTGTCTCTAGCATAACTAGCGTATCTGTGATTTTGCCTAACGGAGAAGAGTTGACTGTTGATTCTAACGGTGACGATATTTCCTCAAAGTTTGTTGAAAACGTACCATCAACAGGCCGTCCCGGTATACAGTACGCTAAAAGCGAGGATCCAGAGACAGGAGAATTTACACTTCCCGGTCTGAACGAACCCTCGTGGGTTGGGGCTACTTTAAAAATATTGGCAAACTTAGGACCAACAACTAACTACAATAGGATAAACTTTATCAATCGAGTGGATGTTCCTTTACTTTATAAAATAGCAAAGTGATGGCAACAATACCTAGAAGTCAAGTGCGTCTCGTTATCGAGAAAGAGTCAATCAAGGAGCTTGAAACAAAGCTTAGGAATATGGCTCGCAAGGTTGGGACTAAAGAAGCTGAGTCGCTAATTGACGATGCTCTAAAGCGATCTGTCAACCCATGGCAAAGCGCGTTTAACAAAGGCCAGATGTATCAATACGTCGACCGTAAGACTGGCGGTTTTGACAAACCAATGGGAAACCGCAAGATTAAAGGGCTTCGAAAGAAGGTTTACGGTCGCAAAGTATTGCCAAAGACAAAAGGAAAAACAGGCGGCTGGCGTGCGCACTTCTTTGCGCGACCTGCTCGACAAATCAGTAAAAAGAAAAGAGTTCCTTTCTATCGTATTTTTGCTCAGAAAACACCAACGGTGATTGCAAAGGCGAATAAGGAGCTTACACAGGTAATGAAATATTTAATAGCAAAAGGATTCTAAACAATAATCAATCATGGCTACATTAGCATCAAATCAATTAGGCATTTATGCCATTGACGGAGGCTCTACGTCTCCACTCCAGCTCTTTGAAGGGGCTGTTAACGCAACAGGCACGTCTTTGTCAGACGGCAAGGTTCTCGTTCACGACTCTAGCAACGACTTTGTTGGGTTTGCGACAGCGTCTGGCGGAGACCTGACAGCACTCAGCGTGACTGCTGCCGACTTGTTGGCTGCCGCAACGACGACTACGCTCGACGCTTCGAACACTATTAACGAGGTTGCCGCTCGTGACGGAGTAGGCTCATCAACCAACTACATCGCTTCTGGCGCGTTCTCTTACACGTTCTCTATCGACGGTCTGATCGACCTCACCGCGAACACTAACGGCGACACAGGAAGCCCTGTTACGTTGTTGGACTTGGCGAAGGACTCAAAGTATGTTTTGGTTCGATTCACAACCAAGATTGGAGACGATAGCCTGGGCAACGACGCAGGTGTTGTTTCATACGTAGGCCAAGCCTTGATCGAGTCGTGCTCACTCACTGGCGGTGTAGACGATATCGCAACATACAGTGCTACTTTCCGAGGCTACGGTAAGTTGTACAAGGAAATCGCTGCCTAATAGTTAACTTTGTCATGGGGCGGCGCGAAGGTCGTGTCGCCCCTTTTTACCCTTAATCAACCACATGGATTTATCCAATAATTTTCGAGGGGAGTTTAAAGTCAAGTTCAAGAAGAAAGACCAGAACGCCCTTTTCACCATGAATGCCTTGCGACTGCTGCTTAAGAACGAAGGAGTAGAACTCAAGGATTTCGACAAATGGGTCAACAAGGACCCACTCACAGCGGTACCCTTAATCGCTTACTACAGCGTAGTGAACTCATGTGTATACTCTGGAAAGAGCTTCACATCTGATAAGGAATTCTTCATCGCCGAAATGCTCGATTCAGGACAGCTGGAACACATTTCAGACGCCGTTAGTGAGGCAATGAATGCTGAAACTGGCGAGGCGGGAAAGAAGTAACGGACGAGGATAAGGAGGACCTTCCTTCGATACGTGAATTCTATCACGAATGTATCCGAAGGGGGGTTCCTCCAGAATCCTTTTGGACCATGACCTTGGCCGAGGTCTCGTCCGTATGTAGGGGCCTTATAGTTTCTGACGAGCTGTCGTGGAATCACACGGCGGCATCTATGTCATTACTGGCTAACATAAATGCTTCAAAGGGAAAGAGGTTCAAGCCAGAAGACTTCCACCCTTATCTGCAAGCGAAGAAGCCGCGTGCAACGAAAGAGCTGGCAAAAGAACTATACGACAACTTTAGCAGAGACTTCTAATGGCTACAGATCAATTTACGGTAAAAGGCTCGATAGTATTTAATACGGAGGGCTTTGAGCGTGCAATGAACCGCGCTTCTCGAAAGCTGAAGACCTTTGGCAGCGCGGCATCGCGATCGGGCAGGGAAATCACCTCAACACTGTCAATTCCGATGGCTCTTCTGGCAGGAGCTGCTGTCAAGGTGGCGACCGAATTTGAGTTAGCTCAGAGGAAGATTCAAGCCCTTAACCCGAAGGGGAATATTACAAAACTTACAAAATCTGCGCGTGAACTTGGTGCCTCAACCATCTTTACGGCAGCTGAAGTTAGTAATTTGCAGCTCTCTTTAGCCAAACTGGGTAAGAGCGATATTGAGATAGAGAATCTTCAGGGCACTATATTGAAGTTTGCTCAAGCCATGGACCAAGACCTAGCGACCGCTGGAGAGTTCCTGGTTAAGACTATGAACAGGTTTGCCACAAGCCTTAAGGATGTTGGTTCAGAGCAAGAACAGGCGGCGTATGTGGGTAATTTGTTTGCCTCTGTAGCCGCAAACACAGCCCTAAACGCTGAAAACCTGGCCTCATCGCTGAATTACGTAGGTTCCGAGGCTGCCGTGTATGGTCTTACACTTGAAGACACAGCAGCAATCCTCGGTTTGCTTGCTGACCGTG